ACCGCAGGAACTTACACTTGAAAAGAACGAAGAATACACACAAAGTTACATATCGCCCACAGGTGGCGGCCCGGGGGGCCCCCTTTAGGGGGTCCGGGCCAAGACACATACCCCCATATGCGATTGATGAGGCTGATAACTCGCAATTAATGAGCCTATTAACTCGCAACTAATGAGCCTATTAACTCGCAATTAATGAGCCTATTAACTCGCAATTAATGAGGCTGATCGATGGAGGAGAGCCCGAAGGGCTCGACTCTTACCTAGGGTGGGGTGTAGTATTACCCCCACCCTAGTGTGTAAAAGTGTAAAAGTGCCAGTGTAAAAAAATTTTTTTCGGCATAAGTTATAGTTACGCAAAAACAGGCGCATCGGGGATAGGCCCCATGCGTTCAATCTTAAATCTGCGCGTTAGCGCGGAGATGGTTTGTTCTTCTTCAAAGCATGCATGCAAGGGGTATTGTGAGGTGATAATGACTCGCTTAGGCCGGATTCGAAGCATGCTTCCCTTGACCTCGGCGTTGAACACGTAGTGATCGGCCCAGATCTTGAGGAAGTATCCAAGATACTTCCCGTGCTCGGGGGCGAAGTCGTCAAGAACAACCACGTCTTCATTGGCATAGCCATCCCACCACTTAGACATCGGTTTGCTATAGAAAAGTGGATTCTCATCTCGTACTCGTCGAGACTTGCCACATCCAGTCGGGCCCCAGATCCAAACATTGTCCAGAATTTCTCTGTCAATGGGTTTGGGGCCATACTTAGCAAACACATACTCGGCAGTCTTAACCATACTAACAGGCAACAATTCAATTTTGCCGGCCTTGGCACAAGCCCACATATCGGCAATTTTTTCAGCCCCCTTAATACCTTTAACGGCCTGTGAGGCCGGACGTTCACCACGTTCCTGGAAGGCCCCATCTTTGATGCAGTAATCGGCGGCCTGATCTGTGGTGCCTCGCATCTTCTCAAGATGCATTGCCGTGTTGTACTTCTTCATGCGTTTGAGAGTTTTCGCATCGGAGAAGTAAATGAAACCTTGGAGATGAGGTGTGCCAGAAGCACCCACCTCACGACCGATCACAATATACTGACATGGTATTTGGAGGAGTTCCTCCTCCTGTAAAACGGTATAATTGTTGAGAGTAAAACACCACCCCCTGCTACGAGTATTATCTGTCTGGGCCATTTGGTGCGGAGTTTAGTTACTTAATTAATTAATAATGAATTGCAGAGCCACTCATTTTTGGGACAAGGTCCCCCTTGGCTCGAACCGTGTACGGTTTTTAAAAAAGAAAGTTCTCGGAACGAGAGAAGAATATTCTTAGAATTCTTTAGTGGAAGAGAAACTAAACACATGTACTAAACATCCGTAAATCTAATCTCTACTGTGTAGTTAACTGTGAATGGTTGGTTTACAGAAGACCCTACAGATATGTTATCTAAGGGTGAAAATCCAAACATCATCACATAAGGGAAGTTAAGACATTCTGGTATTCCTGTAGCCCAGCGCAATGTCTTGTTTTTTAGAACAGTTTTAACTACAGTTCTACGTCCAGTTGGTGACCATTCCAGAGGTCCGCCTCCAACCTGGATGTACATCGGATTCTTCATTGGAATCCGTTTGTCCATGATCATCTTCCAGTAATCTGAGTGAATTGGAGCCTGGTAACTAACAATTGTTCCATCATATTGTTGGGCGACATTGTTCACTCGAAGCAGTTGATAAAGGTCAGTTGCATTGACCTTTCCTGATTCATTGGTATATCTCGGTCTACCAATCATAGCTCTGATACCTATTTTACCGTATTGAACTATTGTTTCTGGTGATTGCCAGCAAATATTCATACGGACTTTCATTGATTTGACAAATATTTTATTGCCTATTCTATTAAAATTTTGTGTTCCACTTAGTATTGTAGGTATCAACCCGAGGATATCTCCAGGGTTAGCGATGTTAGCGTTGAAGTAAGTCGTTCCGAAGTTTTGCTGAAAGAACTTTACTTCCGGTTTACTTGCTCGTTTGGCCACTCTACGTTTAGCCAAACGTTTAGTAACTCTCTTCCCACGACGACGAATATTAGTGCGGCGACGAGGACGGGAACCATACTTGCGCATATTAAATAATGAATAAAAATATCCTCTAATTCACCGCAGGAACTTACACTTGAAAAGAACGAAGAATACACACAAAGTTACATATCGCCCACAGGTGGCGGCCCGGGGGGCCCCCTTTAGGGGGTCCGGGCCAAGACACATACCCCCATATGC